ATAAAGATGCGTTCTACCATTTAATTTTTACTTTTTAATAAAAATTGATATTTATTGATAATGAACCCAAGAATAATTGAATTAATTATTGAAGACGGAGACAACGAAGCAGGACTTGACGGAATTGCGTTAGTTGAAATGCCAGCTCACGAAGCAGCATTTGAGTATTTTTCTAATGATGAAAAACCAACTCATTATGTATTATCCGATGAAGAGATTCCACAGGTAATACAAATGTTTCACGCTTACGGAGAACCTCAAGGACTATTAGAAAAAGAGGGTTTTACAATATCTCAAGTTAAAGAACTTGGTAAAGAAGAGTTCGCAATATTAGCCGACCCAAATGCTCCATCAGCACAAGACACAAACGAAGTAAAATATAGATACAAATATGTTGGGCCTCAAGACAAGAAGAACAGAACATTCTGTGCTGAAATGATGAGAGCCAATCGTGTATTTAGAATTGAAGATATTCAAGAGATGTCTTTAAGAAATGTAAATCCTGTTGGGCCTGATGGATATTCTATATTTGAGTGGAGAGGTTCATATAATTGTCGTCATAGGTTCGTACAATTAGTTTATAAATTAGATACAACCATTATCAATAAAGGTTCTGTTAGAAAAGGAGTTATTGATGAGAATGATGTACCAGGCCCGAATACTTTAACTGACGCAGCAAAAGAAGCAGGTTATGCTCCTAGAACAGGATTTTCTGCTACTAATCCAGATGTAAGTGGATTATCTCCTTATGTAGACCAAGTAACAGAAGATGTAGAATTAAAACCAGTTCTTGCTTCATTACCTTTATTTGAGAGTAAAGAGGACGCAGAAACGATGGCACTAGCTATTGGATGTAAGGGTTCACACCCTCATACTTATGGTGATAAAACTCTTTATATGCCGTGTGAGAAACACCCTGTTGAGATGGCAGGATTGGAAGATGCTTGTTGGGAAGGATATGAACCTATTGGATTAAAACCTGATGGTTCACCTAATTGTGTTCCAATTAAAGAAGAGATGAGTGAAGATGGAAAATATGTAATTGGTGAATATAAAACTTATACAGATTACCCTGAACTTATCCGTAAGAATGCTCAATCAGCATTAGATTATATTGAAAGAACCGGTAATCCAAATGATTGTATGACACAAGTTGGTAAAGTAAGAGCTCAACAATTAGCTCAAGGAAAACCAATCTCAATCGAGACAGTAAAACGAATGAAAGCCTATATCACAAGACATAAGGTAGATTTAGATAGTTCTAAGTCATACGATGATGGTTGTGGTAAATTAGCGATGGATGCTTGGGGTGGAGTTGAAGCTCTATCTTGGGTTGAAAGCACAATTAAAAAATATGAAGAAATGTCATCTGAAGAAGAAATGACTTTTTCAGTATTCAACGCAGAACAAAGATTAATAGTAGGCCCGGCTATGATTCCTGATAAGATGATTATTCGTAGAAATGAAATAACTGGTGATATTTATTATGTTTATTTCACCTCTGATACTATTAAAAAACTTCAACAAAAGTTTATGCAAGAAAAGTTATTGGATAAAACCAATATCGAGCATGGCAGAAAGTTCTTAAATAATGTTGATGTCGTTGAAAGTTGGATTATTGAAGACGAACAAAAAGACAAACAACAAGTATTTGGAATGAATTATCCTAAGGGAACTTGGATGATTAGTATGAAGGTTAATGATGACACTACTTGGTCAAAAGTTAAAGATGGTAAATTAAAAGGATTTTCAGTACAGGGTTATTTTTTAGAAAGAGCTAAGTTTAGTTCAATCAATAATGACTTACTTGAAGAAATAAAACAAATATTAAAAGAAGTGAAATGAACTACCAGGACGCTATTAAAAAAATAAACAAAATACTTGGATTGTATAAGTTTAATTCTTATAAAATCGCTGAAACTGGTGCTGAACTAGTATCTGAATCTGAATTGGCTGTTGGTGAAGCTATTTATATGATGACGGAAAACGGGCAGTTGCCAGCAATAGATGGTGAGTATGAATTAGAAGATACTACCAAGATAAAAATCGAAGACGGAAAGGTCAAAGAAATCAAATACGATATGGAAAAAAAAGAAAGCTTCGTAGAAGCAACGCTTAAAGACGGTACTATTGTAAAATCCCCTACATTTGATGTTGGTGAGGATGTTATGGTAGTAGACGCAGATGGTAATGAAGTAAAAGCACCAGATGGTGAACACGAATTATCACTAAAAGACACCGAAGGTAATGAGGTTATGATTAGAATAATTACCAAAGACGGAAAAATCGTTGAAAGAATGAATGTAGAAGAAGAACCAGAAATGGAAGAAATGGGAATGACCCCTGATTTATCAGTAGGTAATGACATTACTGACGAAACATTCAAGAAAGATATGATGGAAAAAATGGCATTCTTAACTAAATGTATGGAAGATTTAACTAATGGTTATGAGGATATGAAAGCGAAAGTTTCTAAGTTCTCAAAAGAACCAGCAGGTGAACCAGTACAAATGGCAAAGAATATGTTGTCAGCATTAAACGAATCAAAAAACGATTACATATCGCAATTGGTTAGTGTGAGACGAAACTCATACAAAAAATAAACAATAAAAATAAAAAAATAATAAAAATTATTATGGCAAACAAAAAATATGATTTTTCATTTAACTTATCTGGTTTAGCAACTTATACAGATGAAGTGGGTGGTGAATTAATTAGAAGAGCAATCTTGGAAGGCGAAACTTCTAAGATTATCAAGGTTCAAGCAGGTGTGGTTGGCTCACAAGCAATCAACTTATTGAACTCGAACTTATACGTTCAAGAAGGAACGTGTGGATGGGATGCGTCAGGAACGACTATCTATACACAAAGAGACATTACAACTTGTCAATACAAGGTGAATGAGAGTTTATGTCCACGTGACTTAAATGATTATTGGGTTGGACAATTATTACAACCGGGTGATTATAATGAGACAGTACCTTTCGAGGAGCAAATCTCAATCTTAAAAACTCAACAAATCTCACAATATTGTGAAAACTTAATTTGGCAAGCATCTTCTGCTACTACTTGTTTCTCTGGCTTTAAGGAGTTAGTAGCTCAATTAGGAACAGGTAATACAACTGTAACAGGTGGTATTGTTGTAACAGGTCAATCAGCTATTAGTTCAACAACTGCTTTATCACAAGTAGATGCTTTAGTAGAGGCTATTCCTGATGACATCGTAAATAGAACTGACTTAGTTGTATTTATGTCTCACTCAAACTACAGAAAATACTTAATTAACTACAGAACAGCTAATTACTATCACTACAATCCTGAATCTTCTTACGAGGACTTCAAGACGTTCCATCCAGCAACTAACATCTTGGTACATCCAGTTGGCGGTCTTAATGGTTCTAACTTAGTAATGTTAGCTCCAGCAGGTTATATGGTATTAGGTGTAAACTTAATGTCTGATTCAGAAACATTAAAGATGTTCTACTCAGTTGATTTTGACGAAGTAAGATTGAGAAGTAATTTCTCATTAGGTGTGCAGATTGCATGGCCTAACTTTGTAATCACTAACGGCTTATCGTAATAAACTAATTAAAAAAAAAAACAAAAATTATGAGTTTTTCATCGTGTTATGTAAACAGTTCAGTATGTAAAGGCTGTAGAGATTCTGTTGGTGGTATTAAAGGTGTGTATATTGTAGCGGGATGCGTTACAGGAACAACTGAAGATGCTAATCAAGAAATCTTAACAGTAGGTGCTACTGGTGGAACTGTATATTCATTCCAAGTTGAAAAGAATACTTCTAATTTTGTTGAAACTATTGCGGCAAGTTTGGAGAATGGAACAGTTGTATATCAACAAACACTTAACTTAGTGTTCTTGAAATTACAACAATCAACTAGAAACCAAATTAAATTACTTGCTCAAAATACTGATATGAAAGTATTTGTTGAGACAAATGACGGAACAATTCTTTACTTGGGAGAACAATTCGGTATGGCATTATTATCTGGAACGGCAGAAACAGGAACTGTATTTGCTGACAGAAGTGGTTATACTATTGTCTTAGAAGGATTCGAGAAAGTACCAGCTAAACAATTAGCAGGTTCATTATCATCGACCTTAGTAGGATTATCTTTAGCGAGCTGTGCTTGCTAATAACAAATAATAAAGGGGGGTTAAAATCCCCCTTTTTTTAAGCCAAATAAAATTAATGAAAAACTTTAAGAGAAAAGTTGATAGTAGAACTTGGGGTGTTTTAGGAAAGCAAGAAACTTTTTATGCTCCAACACAATTTTTAGGAGAAAAGGTGCCATTAAATGCTAATGCCTTTGATTCTTGGGATTACAAAAAATCTAAATATAGAAGAATTGATTTAGTCCCAAGAACTATGGAGAATGACGGACAACAAGCTGGTGTTGTTCCACAAGGAACATCAATACCGGTTACTCCAAGTCCTACGCCGAGTGCTACTCCGACACCAACAATTACACCAACTAACACATCAACACCGACCCCTACTATTACACCAACGAATACTCCAACACCAAGTTCTACTCCTCCATCACCAAGTGGAACAACTGAAGCAAATGCTTATTTATCTGCTGTTGTTGCTGCTGGTGGTAGTGTTGATGCTACACAATCTGCTGCTACAAGAACATTATTTACATCATTAGTTAGTAATGGGTTATATGATAAGATTATAACTATGTATCCATATATTGGGGGTGTTGCTGCTTCTTGTTTAATTGAAGCAAAATTACAAACACAATATAATATGACTTATAATGGTGGTTGGACTTTTAACGCATCAGGTGCTACACCTAATGGAACATCAGGTTGGGCAACAAATAATATGTTTGCTAATACAGGTGTAACATTAAAC